GAGAAGGGCGGTAATAAGGCGGCTTATGCGTCGTGCAGGGCTTTCTGGCAGACTTGGTGCAGAAAAGAGGGGAAGGGCTCTCAGAGGCGCTCAAATCGCCAGCAATCTGTGTCTGGTGGCAAGGGCAAGGTGTTGTCGGAGGGGCAGAAGGCATTTGCTGATAATGTGACGCAGAAATATATAAAGGCTTTCGGCTCGCAGGGGTTTTCTTATAAGCTGATATTGCCGGACGTTGAGGCATTCATGCTTACCAAGCAGACTGACGATGATTGGATGGCGTTAGGAAACGGGCTTCCGAGCCCAAGAGATAAGGGGTGGATGTAATGAGAGATACTGAAATGTTTTTATATGAGTGCTTTGAGTGCAACGGTGAGGGCGAGGCAGTCTATCAGGTTGGCGTTCGAGATTTTGATAATGGCGGCTATTTAAGAGATGAGTGGCGAACCTGTCAGGAATGTCATGGAACGGGCCAGTTGGAGGTCGAGCGTGATATCTGAGGGTGATGGGAAAATGCAGAGGTTGCTGGATAATAACCAGTGTCCGAAATGCCAGACGGTTATTGATAGGCAAGCTATTGGCAAGACGCTTGGCGACAAGCCTGAGCAGGTGTATCAGTGCAAGGTTTGTAAGCTGATTGTGACGGAAAGGAAGAGCCCGTGAATAGGGATGATATTTTAAGAACGGCGCTGTATTGTGTGACGCAGGACAGGGCGGCGACGCATGGAAAGATGGAAGACAACTTCCAGCTTATAGCAGACTATTGGTCACTGCATTGTGGGCATGACATTACGGCTAATGATGTGGGCGTTATGATGACGCTGTTGAAGCTGGCTCGAATAAAGAACGGGCAGGTTAGCAACGCAGATAATTATGTGGACGCGGCTGGCTATATGGCGTGTTCAGGCGAGATTGCAGGGAAGCAAAGCGATGAGTAAGAAGAAGCTGACAGAGCCGGTTATTGTGGAGTATCTGAGGCGGATAGCTATTGATGGTAGGTCAGCGCGGTCTGTAGGCAAGGACGATGACATGCCGTCGTATGAGGCGTTCTACAAGATGAAGGTGAAGGACCCGATATTGCAGAGCCGTTACAGTGAGGCTGTTGAAGCACGGGCGACTGCTATTGATGATAGGATAGACGAAGTGCTGGAAGGCGTTCGTAATGGCGAGATAGATTACAATGCGGGCAGGCTAGAGATAGACACTCAGAAGTGGCGTATGTCGAAATTTTTTCCGCGATTGTATGGCGATAATCAGAAGCTGGAAGTGGAGCACAAGACAAGCTTTGTGGACGAACTGAAGCGGGTTGCGGCTAGAGTAGAGCAGGCTAGGTTAGAGGGCGATACAGTGATAGAGCATGAGGAAGAGGGGCGAAACACTTACACCGTCACGCCCGCGCCTGCGGAACAGACGGCGAACAAAGGGTCGGATTAGTGTTCTGCACACGACATCTTAAAAACACGTTAACCTACTTTTGGTTTAACACACTGATATATCACAAGTTTTATTTTACATAATGGAGGTTATGCGACAAAGTTAGCATATTTTGCAGACCCCCCCCTCAAAATCACAGGCGGGGCCGCTGTGATAGAAACACCCCCACACACCCCCCACGGAGAACCCATGACTAACCTCACCACCGACTTGCTCCACAAAATCCATGCCGACCCTGTTTTTTTCGTCGAGCACATAATCGGAGCCACCCCCCAGCAATGGCAACGCGAGGCACTACAGGCCATCGCAAAAAATCCCCGTGTCAGCATTAAGTCGGGGCATGGTGTCGGAAAGACTGCGTTCCAGTCGTGGTTGGTTCTCTGGTGGCTTTTGAGCCATTACCCCTGCAAGGTTGCTGTCACGGCTAACACGGCTCACCAGCTATCCGATGTGCTGTGGACCGAAATCGACAAGTGGGCGCGTAAATTGCCCGCTGGCTTTATGGACCTGCTTGAGTTCAAATCCGATAAAATCAGCCTAAAGGGTGCGAAGGACAGTTACGCTGTTGCCCGTACCAGCCGCAAAGAGAGCCCAGAGGCATTGCAGGGCTTCCACAGTGAGAACATGCTCTTCTTGGTCGAGGAGGCATCCGGTGTGCCCGATGTTGTGTTTCAGGTTGCCGAGGGGGCCCTATCGACCGCCGGCGCAAAAACCGTCATGTGCGGAAACCCGACCCGCTCTGATGGTTTTTTCTATGAATCCTTCCACGGACAGCGCCACAACTGGCACAACATCACGGTATCATGCGAGGACGGCGAATACGTCACCGAGGAGTTCCTTAATGGCATGGCTGATAAATACGGCACGGAAAGCAATGTCTACCGCGTCCGTGTTCTCGGCGAGTTCCCCACGCAGTCTGATGACGTTTTGGTTCCGCTCTACATTGTCGAGGAGGCCGTGAAGCGCGATATCACGCCTAGTCCTACCACGCCGACTGTCTGGGGTCTCGATGTGGCCCGCATGGGCGGTGACAGGAGTGCGATTGCCAAGAGACAAGGCCCATTATTGCTAGAGCCGATAAAGACATGGCAAGGCAAAGACCTGATGGAGCTTGCTGGTATTGTGCTGACTGAATATGAGGCTTGCAATTACAGCAATCGCCCCACGCAGATATTTGTTGATGCTATCGGGCTGGGTGCTGGCTTGGCGGATAGACTGCGCGAACTGGACCTGCCCGCTGTGTCTGTGTCGGTATCTGAGACTGCCAGCTTAAAGAACCGCTTTAATCGCCTGCGCGACGAATTATTCTGGAAGGCCCGCGAGTGGTTTGAGGATAGAGCCTGCAAGATTCCCGATGATGATACGCTGATACAGGAGATAACCGGCATCCGGTATAAGTATCTCAGTAATGGCAAGCTGAAGGTCGAGAGTAAGGATGAGATGAAGCGCAGGGGCCAGAGGTCGCCGGACGTTGCCGATGCCTTTGTGCTATCGTTTGCACAGGAGGGTGCCATAGCTGGGGGCTACACGCAAACAAAATGGGGCGCAGGTTCCAGCCCACGCCCCGATACGAATTGGATTGTTTAGATTACCCCCTTCATTCAGGTGTTAGTTTTCCGACCATTTTATTCTCCTATATTCTGGTTAATTGATTGTTGCCGCGCATCGGTGCGATGCCCAGAGCTTGCTCTACTGTCCAACCCGCTTGAAGCCTTCTGGACAGAGTTTGTTGCTTGATGCCATGCGCTTTAGCGGCGGCAGTCATTGAAGGATACCCAGCCAACTTTTGCGGCGGCTGGTAGTTGCTTTTGCGCGGCTCCAACAGCAAAGCTTGCTCAATCGTCCAGCCGTGTGATATACGCTGGTAAACCGTTCCATATCTGAGCCCATGATACTCAGCCGCTTGCTTGATGCTTCTGAATGTCTCGCCACCTACTTCAACTTGCCTAGCGTTTGGGTCGTTGAATGCAGGTAAGCGCTCATGTAAGCCCACCGCTTCCTCTGGAGACCAGCCTTTATGAAGGCGGGTGCGATACAGCTTCACTTCTATACCGTAATACCTACACGCGGCGGCTTGTGATTTAAATGTTTTTCCACCTACCTCTGTGTTTTTAAAATTGCGAAGAGGGTCTATAATCGGCGGCTCATCTAAGCCTAAAGCTTGCCTGATAGTCCACGGCTCCGGAGACCTATGTAAACGCCATCTCAAATTGTATTCGCTTGCATTGTAAGCCTCAGCCAAAGCCGTCACAGTGTAGAATTTTTTGCCGTCTACAGCGTACACATTTTTATAATTTGCATATTCCCAAATTGGTTTTTCAGATATGCTACCGCGTGCTTTGTTGTACCCGTTTGGGTTTTGCGTATTGAGCTGAATCATCCAAATATTTTCTGCCTTAGACAGCTCATTGAGCGATGAACACCTTTCAGCCACATGAATAGAAAAGTTCTGCTCACCATGTTTTGCGATTGCTTCTTGCAAAGAGTTGGGTCTAGTCTTGCCGCGAGATGCCTTGATATGCTCTTCCATTCTCTTGGCCTCGTCCTTGCGGCGAGTGGCCCCTACATACTGCATACCGTTGACTTGATTTGTCACTACATAAACAAGCATATCAGCCCCCCATTCGAGCTATTACGGCCCACCATGTGTAGCTCCTGCTATCCTCAACACCGAGCATTGCCAGCGTATCCATCCAGCCCAAGGCAAACGCGATGATAACCACGTAGCCGATATATCCGAGAACTCTATCCATTTTTAGCCTCCTTGAAAATACCGCCGACAACGCCGCCGTCTTCAACAAGAAAATCTACATCACCTGAAAGCTGTACATCTTCAGCATCGAAGTCAAAGCGCTCGGAATACTTCGCAAGGTCTTCGCTCCCCAGAGTTTCGCGGTGCCCATCATTAAACCAAATAACATAATCCATTTTTCTCTCCTTGAGTTGATATATT